CTTTCTTCTTCCTTATCAATGCTAATAGTTGTAACTAGATCTAATGTTCTAATAAGACCATCTGCAACTACAACCTCATCTGTAATCATCTTCTTCTCGTTTATAGCTGCAAGTAATTGAGTTTTAAAATTGGTAGTAGCTTTTTGTAGTTGTATATTAGAAGCCTTTTCTAAAACATAAATATCAATAATATTAGCTGAAGAATAAGCTTTTCTAGTAGCAGCTTGAGCTTTACCTACAGTCCCCCAAGTACTAATAAAGGTATTAGCAAATACTGTGTAATCATTTAAAGTAACTATTCTGTCTTGTCTTGCAAAAGTAAGAGGAGCCCATCTTTTAGCTTGCTCTATAGTTTCAGCATTGGATCCTCCTGTAGCAACAGAAGTATTTGTTAAATTCCCAGTAATAGCAGCCCCATATCCTGGGGGGTTAGTGGCTCCATTAATAATAACATTTAAAGAATTTGGAGATACATTTCCTCTAGTCCCTCCACCAACTCTATAAGAAATAAAATAACTTGCTGAATCTTCAGGTAAACTTCCTACAGCCCCATCTCCAAATACTATAGTTGCGGCATAAGTATCATCATAAACTAGTTCAAATATCCTATCAGAACTTCCTGATGCAAAATAAATATTATCTACTTCAGTATAAGCTCCTGATGTATTAGATGTAGAAGTAATATAAACTTGAACACTTCCTTCCACCACAGGAGATTGAGTTAATTTAATAGTTTTTAATCCTTCAGTAGCAGCAAACTCTCCTGCATCTGTAACTAAAGCTCCTTCTTGGAGGGCTAAATTACTATAAATCGTACTTCCATCTAATGGATTATCAGTTTCTGTATTATAAATAATAAGATCTCCCGTTGAATTAGCTTCATCAACTAATCCATTTACAACTTTATAGAGAGTATAAGAAACTTGTGCTTCATCCTCAGGAGAAAGGACACTAAAAACTCTATTAGAAGGTTGAAGTTTAACAGAGGGAACGTGAGCAGGCGCGGCGGCGGTGGGGCTGGTTGCTAACGTTAATCTAGCATCTGCTGCTGCTGATAATGGTCCACGCATTCTCACTCCAATTAATTGAAGTAATTTTTTTACACTAGATCTTTGCTTCGCAGTTGCAAAAAAGTTTTCATTGGCAAGCATGTCTGCCTTCATGGAAGATACAGCCCCCATATATGCTACTAACTCTAGTAACATCATACCTAAATCAGACTCCACAAAGTAAGTATACTCTAAAGGGTATACGGCTTTAATGTATTTAATTAATGATTCTTTAAGAGTAAGAAAATCTGTAGCCGCAAAATCAATTAAACTAGGTTTTTTTCTCTCTGGCACCTGGGCCAGCTTCATATAATCAGACTTTATTGTTCCTGAAAAATTCATTTAAGTATTACCTCTACATCAAATATAGTTAAATCTTCTTCAACAAGTTGAAGAATTAGTGTTATTAATAATGAGTTTCCCCCTGCGGGTCCAAAATCTCCATAAGGAACTACAGATAACTTAAGAATTTTGGCTCCTACTATATATTTAGAAAAAGAAGATAATATTTGATTTTTTATAGACTCAAACGTATCTTCATCTAGGGGTTGAAATAAATAAGGTCTTAGATTACATCCAAATCCAGGCAGCATTACCCTTTCCCCTCGTTCAGTTTTTAATAATTGTATAACAGCCGCCTTGATAGCCTCTACCCCAGAGATTCTTTGAAAAAACCCTCCTTTAGTTAACTGTTGTCCTACAGGAAAAGATAAACCATAAACATATTTTTCATGTTTGATTATATCTTTTTCAATATGAGGAATCGGTTGGACTCCATAAAAATTAACTGTTTGATTAGCTGCCATTATGTTTTAATATTTTTAAAATATCCCTTCTGCGCTTTAAAATTTTGTCGTACTTCCACCCCAGTTAAAGGTTTAGAATAAAATTTTAAACTCCCTAAAAATCCTTTAAGTCCACTTATTTCTCCTCCTCTATCTCCACCCATGAAGTTTCCATACTGCTCCATGCCATCTGTATAACCTCCTCCTACTATCCAAGGTGTAAAAAATGTATCTAACTTAGGCCCAAGTTTAAGTGACTCAGGAGAAGTTATAGTAGTAGAGGAATATTGAAAGCTATTGTTTTTATGAGTAGTAGGCAATTGAGGGGGTGTAAATTTTGGGACTCCAAAAACGGTATCAATTCCAGAAGTTGCCATCAATTGACCATCAGCATACATAGCTACTTCATTCTTAGAAGGATCAACTGTTAAATCTACTAGTATAAATTGAGAAGATACGTCTCCAAAAGATATAGAATTTACTATAGAAGATGCATCTACTTTCATCTTATAAAAAGATTCGTAATCTTGACATGTTTCTTCTTCGTTATTTATCCACGAACAAGAAGATAAATCTCTTGATTGGGTAGGAGCCACAAAGAAACTTAATGAAGATGTTAGTGGATCATTATTACGATTATCATTACTATAGCCAGTATTTTTCTGAGTTATTCTTCTATCTCTGGTAAAGCCTAAAAGCATTCCTCGAACAAAACCGTCTCCTAAATCTGCTTTTAGATAATCTAAATCTGCTAATCCTCCAGATGCGGCGGCAGCAACAAGTCCTTTCTTTGCTCCTACATTTTCGCACCCTAAAATAACTTTAGTTAACGAAGATACAGCAGGAGTATCAAAAGCAACACCACTTGCCCATCCTGCTCCACCTAAACCAATATTAGGGACATGTACCCAAGTCTCTATAGTAAATCCACTTGGATTATAAGTTAAATTTTGATATTGAGGAGTTTCTGGTAGTCTAAGATAACTTCCTAAAGCTGAGGTCATTCCATTGGCCCTAGGTAAAGCAATCCCGTCTAATTTAGGAATAGATAATCCCGAAGCAAATACGTTTTTATTAGTCTGAGCTACTAATTTAGCATTATTATATGTATTTGTAGTTTGACAATTGGTTACTTTATACTCTGTTGAAGACGGAGCAACTACTTCTGTCTCTAAGAAATTATAAATTGAAAATAGTCCATCTGTAACTATTTGATCTGTTAAAGAAAGAACTACTCCTGAAGGGGACGCTGAAGGAGAATAAATAATACTTCCTTTTCCTACAGGAGGAACATATAAATGCTTAAAACCAATGGAAGGAGCTTTTGCAGGAGCAACCGTATAAACAGGTTTAATAGGTAATACCATTCCTGTTACCTCTCCTTCTTCAAAAACTAAAGCTTTTTGTTTTTCTAAATCTATAGTAAGATTATATTCTTCTAAAATAGAGAAATCATTAATAGGAACATTTCCTGGCGCAGGAGGCTTCGTGGTTGGAAGTCCAGCCTCATTTTTAGGGCCATAAATTATAGGAACTTTAATAAATACTTCTATTTGCTTTTTTCTTTTCGCAATTTTGAAGTTATGATTTGCTAACTCTGAGAGTATCATCTGTCTTTGGTTGACTGCCAAAGCTGAGTCTTCCCCTAAATCATCAATATACTCCTGTAACGTACTGGACAAATCGTAAACATGCTTGTCTCTTTGCTGTCTTAATACTTTTAAAAAATGATCCTCGTCATACCAATTTAACATTCCTACGCTGTCATCAATCAAATCAACATCAAATATATTATCAGTAAATTTATTTAAAGATTTGGTACTAATCATGTCCCCCTTGCCACCTAAGTTAGGATCATAATCATACTTCCACTTATCTCCCGCAGGAACAATTCCCGAAATTGCCAGAAATATAGGATCTAACCCTCCAACCTGAGAATCGTAGTATAATCCATCCGAGGTAAGAAGATACTGCCCAGTCTGACTAATAGGAGGACCAAAAACTAATCTAAATATATCTTCTTCTTCTCCTACAACAGGAATAAAGGGGAATCTTTCATAATCAGTCCCATTTAAAAATTGATCAAATTGAGGATCATCTAAAAATTTTGGTTCTAAATCAGGATTGAAAATTCTTTTAGATAAAATAGAATCAATCGTATTTAATGAAGCGTCTATCTTACCTATAAAATCAGCGGCAGTTTTTAATTTAGTTTTATCTCCATAATACGTTGTATTGAATAAATTGGTAGCCTCTTCTTGGCTTAGTGCGGCTTTCTGTTGTGCTGAATTACCGCTTTGAAAAGATTTTATTTCTGAATAATCAGCTAATACACTTTTTCCTCCACCCGAATCAGAGCCAAAAGCTTTATCTAAACAGTCCCCTACAGCATCAATCTGCCCCTTAATATCAGTATAATTTTGATATAATTGAGCAGCAAAGGACGAAGCATACTGAAGAGCCCCCAATACTCCTCCTAAATCTTTAAGTAAATTAAGACTATTGTTATCTATTTGATCCCAAGAAGCCAAAGAAGTAAATTTAAAAGTTCCTGTATTGGTATCATATTCAATGATTCCAGTATTAAGCATCAACTTTTTAAATACTTCTACAGTTACTTCATTAGCTTTAGCCTTAGCATCCTGCATTTGGTGTTTCATATCTACTAAGATATTACTAGGAAGAATATTAAGAATATCCTGTCCATAACCTAAAAGACAAGAAGGCAATCCAAAAGCCATTCCTACAGCACCCACAACTCCTGTGCCTGTTTTACCTTGAACCTTTAAAAAAGTATCTAAATCAAATGATGCCATATCTTATAATCCTAAATCACCTAGTTGGTCTGCTATAATTTCTTCTTCTGTGGGATCATTTACGGGGGACGAATAATTAGTAAGTCCTTTATTTGTATAATGACTCTCCGAATTTCCAATATTGGGATTTGCTGTTTTTGCCTTATTTGAATTCAGATAAATGTCTGGGGATGCATCAATATTAGTGTTAGCTCCAGATTTCAAATTAATTTCTCCTTGTTGACTTGAAATATTTACATCTCCTTTTGCCATTATATCAATAGGTCCTTGAGTAGCAGCTATTCCAATTCCATCTTCTCCTTCAGCTAAAATATCTACCTTCCCTGTAGAACGAATGCGAATTTTGCATGTCTCATCTCCATGTGTTTCAATCTCAATTACCTGATCATTCCCATTCTCATTTAAAGTCTCTATAAATATACGTCCCTCTGGCTTTCCACTAAAAATATTGACATCATTGTATCTACTCTGAATATTAACATTTCCACACCTCTCAGGGTATGTAGGATTTGCATTATGTCCTGTAGACTTATTTTCAATATTTAACTCTCGCCCATCAAATACTAAAAGATCCATTTGGCTTTCTCCACAAATATACTTTTGTGGACCATGAGTTTCTACCTCAAGTGCTCTTTTAGGGAGCCCATCAGACGCCTGTAATTTTGAAGTTAGTATAATCCTATCTCCATGATCATTTTGAATAAGAATGCAATCTTGTCCAGGGCTATCAATAAGTTTCACCCTTTTCCCAGCCCCAGTACTTAATTCAGTAAAATAGTTTTGTAGTGTGTGGTCAGCTTGACCAGAGTTTTTAAGTCCACACCCCCACTCATTTTTTAGAATTTGTTGTTGAGGAACCCCTGTTCTATGTATTTCGGGATCAGCCGTATTTACTTGGCCTGGCGATCTCCCAGGATCAGTACCTCCCTCAGTTGAATTAGGAGGAGGCGAATCTTTTTCAGCAGGGGTGGGTGGAGCGGTTGGATTAGTATTATCAGGAGGTTTAACTAAAGTAGACCCTAAATAAAACCAATCCCCACAAGCATCAGGTTGTGCTACTATTACTAAAGTTCCTACAGGAGGAATAGCAATCATTCCTCCCTCTCCTCCAGCATTCGCAAAAGGAGAAGTATAATTAACTACTACTTCAGCATTATTTTCTGCTGGTCCACTAAGTTTAACAAGAAATTTCCCTGCCCTTGCAGGATCTGTCCTATTAGTAATTTCAGCTAATGACATTAACATTATTCATCCTCCTCTATTATTATTTCTTTAATCCCCTCTGATG